CTTTATGAGGGTTGTATTGAAATTAAAATACCAAAATTCTCAGCAAGGAAAAGATTGAAAGATACAATTGGTGGTATAATGAGGGTTCCATCATTATGGGGTGATTATTATTTAATAGAACCACAAGAAATACTTGATGAAGCATTCATATATGTTCACACCTTAAAGGAACCATCAAATCTATATCATGAACAAGTTAAGGCAATGAATACTATAATAAAGTTTCAAAATAATTTTGAAAGTTTGACATATGAAAGGCAAAATGGGATGTTAAAACCAAGTGATCTTTATGATTTTCTATTAGATGACAATATAATTGGTTGCTGTGCTCCTATAATAACCTTATCAACAATGCACACCTTAAACATGGAAAAGCCAAATATCACTAAAATCGTGGATTTAATAGACAATGAACCTATATCAGAGATACTAAGCACAAAAGCTGTTATACATGATATAGATAGGAAAATTGTACAAAAGGAAGTTAATAAAAGAGATGAATACAAATTAATGAAAAGATACAAATTTGTAAATGGTGAGAATATGCCACTAGATGTTAAACAAAACTTAAAAACATATTATATTAAATCTAATTCAAAATACTACAATGAGGCTAAACCCAGACAAAAAGTCTTTGAAACAATCTTAGATATATTGGAAAAATACAAATTTGATAAAACAGTACAACTAGCCAATTGGTTCATAAAACATGAAAGGGGTGATGTTTTAGCAGATATATGTATAAAATCTCAATTTGGTTCAAAGAGAGAATTTTATGTTGTAAATGTGGGTGCAAAAGCCATGGCAAGGTGTTGTGAGAATTTTTTCAAGAATATTTGTATGAATTCACCTAATGAAGCTATATCAATACCTGGTGATCAAAAATTATTGAAATTGCAACAAATGTTGGATGATGCCTATATGTTCTTAACAAAAAATAATATGAAGATGAGATTTGTGAATGGGGATTGCACAAAATGGTCTGCTGCAGAGACAATGGCTTCATTCTTATCAATGACTTATGGCTTAAAAAACAAAATACCGGAGAATATGTTTGAATTGTTAAAAACAACATTTTGTATTTGGTCAAACAAAAAAATACAGATACCATTAGATTTATATAAAAAAACTATCCCAAAAGAACACACAAGTTATATATTGGAATCAGATAATGGTCAGATACACAGCACACATAATTTCCTCCAAGGAATGTTCAATTACTCATCATCATATAAAGCTGTTTGTGCCACTAATTACACAATAAAAATATGGAAAAAAATATACCCAGAATCAAGAATAACTGTTTTCCATATGGAGCATTCTGACGGC